AGCAGATAAGGCAGCAGCAGATGCAAAAGCACTAGCAGATGCAAAGGCGATTGCGGATGCAAAGGCGCTAGCGGATGCAAAGGCTGAAGCAGATAGACTAGCAAAATTGCAAATAATTCCTAACTTTACTCCATCTATACAAATGCCACAGTCTACTTTAAAACCAGGAGACAAAGGGTTTGTTGGACCAGTACTTCCACGAACATCTGGTGGTGGTGGAGGAGGTCGTTTTGGAAATCAACTGTTGCTGTCAAATGGTGGAATGATTCCTAAGTATATGCCAATGGGAGGTTTAGTTCCATATATGGATGGCGGAGGAATGTTTAAACCCAAAGGCACCGACACTGTTCCAGCAATGCTAACCCCTGGAGAATTTGTTATAAAAAGAAGTATTGCAGATCAATACGGAGCATTTCTTGAATCATTAAATAATGGAAATTATAAATCTTTTGAGGCACCCACATATTCTTCTATGAATAATAATGTTAAGATTGGAGCAGGTGCAGCAGGTTCTGCATCAGATAACTCCAGCAAGGTGTATAATTATAACGTAGGAATTAGCGTAAATAATACAAGTGCAAATGCAGACGACATTGCCAAGGTAGTTATGGCTGAGATTAAATATATTGATTCACAAAGACTTAGAGGACAAAGGTAATGGCAACGTCAGGGTATATAACGGGCAGAAGGCGGTATCAGAGACCGCAGGGCATTCTTTGGTCTAATAACCCAGGAACACTCTCAAACGGTCTCTACGTGCCTACAGGGTATGAGGTTGGGGCAGATATAGGGGAAGAGACTAATGTTTCCTTGATAGATCAGTTCTTAATACTATCTGACCACAATAGGAGTGAGTTGAGATTTTCTCCAAAAAGAATTGAACAAAGACAAAGAACTATTAATGGCAGAATGCGATCCTACCATATTGCAGATAAACTAGAAATTTCTTTCTCTTGGGAAAACCTTCCATCAAGATCTTATAATGAAAGTCCAGAATTTAATTCTACTGGGGTATCTGCACTAAAAGGAACTCAGTCTGAGTATACCTCTGATGGTGCTGCTGGTGGTGTAGATATACTTGATTGGTATGAAACACATAAGGGGCCATTTTGGATGTTCCTTGCCTATGATAAATATAATAACTTTAAAAATACAGAAAGTCCATATGCACACCTTGACCAATATAATCAAGTTATTCAGGTATACATTGCTGATTTTAATTATACCGTTGTAAAGCGTGGGGCAACAAATCACGATCTTTGGAATATTTCGGTAACACTGGAAGAGGTTTAGTGTGTTTGTAAGTAGCGAACTAAAGACACACCTAGAGTCATCGGCAACCATTCAACTACAGTCTTTAGTTTTGGCTGAATGGAATATGAATATGCCAGATAACATTCAACAACTTGGTAACTATAGATATCGCCCAACTGGAACAGACACAAAATTTAAAACAATATCAAATACATTTGATCCTGCAGATGTTGCAGGACTATACACTGGAGCAACAGACGCGGATATCTCAATAGACGGTGGATATACAAACTCCGATACGCCACAATTCTTTATTTCTAAAAAAGATAAAATGAAGATGTTGTACTCTTTGGAAGATTGCGTTAGACCTTTTAGACCAAGATCAGGCATTAACAAGTTAATGTATTTTAGTGGAACCCACATACACAATTCAAACGAGTCAATGTCTCAAAGACCAAGATACTACATGCCTTCTAGATATGATGAGTTTAGATACTGGACTTCTTATAGAACAGAAACTATTACAGAGAGCAATGTCACAAAAACAATTGAGCGTGGTATTGCTAAAAATAAAGTAGGGACCTTAAATTATATTGATGATGCAGCACCATTTGTTGTTTACAAAGAAAATGTACCTGCAAACAGAATTATTGTAAAGATGCAAACAAATGTTGGAACGGTTGATCTTGGTCCGTACGTAACTTCAGCGGGACCAATACAAGATCCCCTCTACCGTTCTGACTATAAGACAACACCTGTTAATTGGAAGATTCAATATCTAAAAGATAACTCTTGGGTAGATGCTCAATCATTTAACGCCAATAGCACAAGAGATGACGGGACACCAATTATAGGTGCCGATGGATATGTTGAACTACAGTATGGTTTGACTATACCAAAAGAATATAAAACAAAGTTTAAGTATCAAGGAACCCTTCCATCAAGTACACAACTTCCAGATAAAAATTTTGATGGTTACGCATATTTAGTTATCCCTACAACAAATACTAGAGGAACCTACCACGTCTGGAATTCTGACAATGAAGAGTATGATACCTTTACACCACAATACGGTTGGAGAGTTGCAGAAGAGACCATTAATAGCGAAAGCAGTTTTATAGAAGACCTAACCTCTCCATATTATTTTAATGACGAAACAGACGGGCAAAAGGTTTATAGAGAATTTCAAAATATTAAAGGAATTCGTATTGTAGTAGATACAATGAACAGGTTTGACTCTAGATTTGATTTAATTGAAATGTCACCTAGACTATGTGCTGATATTTCTAATAAGGTTATAAGTTTTAGAGTTAACAAAAGTTTAGCAGATCTTGGGGCAACGTCTCTACCAGTAGGGCAATTGCTTGCTTCATCAGGAGATATATCTTTATTTGATGATGACCAAGCATTTAATCCAAACAATACAACAAGTATCATATCTAAATATTTAAGAAAAAATATTAAATTTAATTTTTATGAAAAGATAATAAATGTTGGAGACTTTGATTACTTTGTCCCAATTAAAACTTTATATTCAGAAGGTTTTCCACAAGTAGATCGCAGTTCTGGAACATTGTCACTTTCGCTAAGAGATCTGTACTTCTTTTTTGAATCAATGCCAGCACCAAGAATGCTTGTTACTGAGGCTTCACTTAGTTATGCGATTACCTTATTGCTTGACTATATTGGGTTTACTAACTATACATTCCTAAGAGTGCCTGGAGAAAAAGATCCAGTAATACCATATTTCTTTATTGCTCCAGATCAAAATGTTGCAGAAGTTTTAAATCAGTTAGCAGTATCAACACAAAGTGCAATGTTCTTTGACGAGAGCAATAACTTTGTAGTAATGAGCAAAGACTACTTGATGCCTTTAGAAACACAAAGACCAAGCACCTTTGTTCTTTCTGGATCAAACAATCAGTCAGACACAGGTGTAACTGAAAATGCTACATCTGGAACTCTTCCCAACATTATTTCTATATCATCTGAAGACAAGAAAGTTTTTAATGCTGGGAAAATTAATTATACAACTAGATATATTCAAAGATCCTATGGTTCAATCCGCCAAGCAAGTTTAGTAGATCAAGAAAAAACATGGATATATAAACCTGCACTGCTATGGGAAGTATCTGGAACTGAAAATACAAAAACCATAAACGAAGTTGCAAGCACTCAGGGTAGTTATGTATTAGGCGCTATGCCAATTGCATCAGATGTTACTAGCGCTATCCCCACGGTTGTTGGCAATCAAATAATAAATAATATTATTGATCTAGGAGAAAACGTTTATTGGCTTACAAGATATAGTGGATACTTATACTCCAATGCAGAAGTTATTAAATACGATGCTGCTGAGTTTAGCGTTACAATTGGACTTTGGTATGACATTAAGTCAGACGGAACAATAGACTATGCAAGACAATATTTTGTAGATCCTGGAAACCTTGCTCCTGCATCAGTTATCTCTACCCTTGAGGCACAGGTTAAGGCAAAGTCAATTACTCAAGAGGCAGCAGATAAAACTATCCAAGAATGGAAGTTTAATCACAGGCAAGGTTCTAGTAATGTTTGGATTAGCAGCAATGAAGAGTATCAAAAATATTTTTCAGTTATACCTTTTAATGGAAAGATATATCCAACAGGAAGAATAAGAATTTATACTGTTCCTTATTATGAAACAATAAACGGTAACACAAGAATGAAAAATGGCGCTGTAGTTGAGCATGGTCGTGCACAGTTTGGCACACAGGCTACTTCACATACTGCTGGAATTAGTTCTTATTGGTCAAACAATGATAACGTTCGTGGATGCACCATGAAGTCTCAATACTTATTTACAACAGATCCATCGCCAACAACTCCAACTACAGCAGTAGGTGGCGCTGGTATTGATAATGCACGTGCAAAGCAAACAACAAGAAATAGCATTATAAGAAACTTTATGTCTATAAGTGGAAAAACAGAAACAGACGTAAACTCTTTTAGCCAAACAAGAACTGGAACTATTCAATCATCTGCACTTGTTATGAATGGACCATCGTTTGCCACTACAGAAAAGCCAACTGACTTTATTTCTTATGTATATAAACCACTAGATAATGCATACAAGCATTTTGGAACAAGAATGCGGATAATTGGAAAGATTGAAAATAACCAAACAAGAGGCCAGACACCAACAGGAAGTAGTTCTTATTACCAGGTAACTGGTTCACTCACTGATCAGACCGTCAGCATCGGTGGTGGCTCTGGCGGTCTTGGCGTTATGCTCAATCCAGACACAAACAATGGATACTATTTTGAAATCGTTGCATTAACAGAAAGCAATGTTGAGTCTTATCTTCAAACAAACGGAGACGGTTCTGAAGATGTTGTAATCCATAATGTTTTGTTTTATAAAATTAAAAAAGATAATGCAAACTCAGACGCTATTCCTGTAAAACTTTGGGGAGGCCTTTCAAAAATTACAGTTGACGATGGTAGTTTTACGGGACAATACAGAATGACAACTGAAGAAACTCCAACAGTATATGACCTTTCTGTTGAATATAAAGACATTGGTAAAACTAGAAGATTTTATTTATATATAAATAACAATCTAGTTAAAATTGTTGATGATGTAGACCCACTGCCAATATACAACAATATGGCACTATTTACTCGTGGATCTTCTAGAGTTATGTTTGAAAATATTTATGCTTTAGCGGACAACTATTCTCAAAATACAGTTGCCACAGCAGTTGATACCGTATCTAAAACATTTCTAGATGATGCAATAGATATTAATGAATCATTCAGAAAGTATGCAATGAGTGGCTTTGTACAGTCCACTTACCTTTCAGGTGTAAGCGCACAGCAGCCACCAAAGTATAATATGTATTTTGATGAATTTGGAACTATCATGAGAGAGTGTGCGTATTTTGATATCAAATATGATCGTGCTTACCCAGCATTGTATGCACAACTGTCCCCAACCTTTAATCGTATCAAGGGCTACACCACTTCTGGTTTCTATGCAGATTCATATGGTGCTGAGTTTCTCGTATTTAATGCTACAGATAAAGCAATTGTTCTTGATGACACAAGTGGAAACTATCTTAGAATTCAAGGCATCACATTTACACAGGATACTACCCATGAACTAACTGTTGACGAATACTTTAATAAAAGATCTATCCTATCTGACCCAGAAATGCAAGGAACAACAGTCTTAACATCTCCATATGTTGAAGCAGAAATATATAATAAAATAAAACAAAGTAGAATGATTTATGGAAATAACGAATTTTCAATTGATGCTCAATACATTCAGACTCAAGATTCTGCTAATAGTCTGATGGGATGGATAATTGATAAACTGATGACACCAAAAAGATCTGTTGGTGTAAACATCTTTAGCATACCAACACTTCAACTAGGAGACATAGTTACAATTAATTATAAGGATAGCAATAATCTTGACATTATTTCTACACCCTCAACTAGATTTGTCGTGTATAATATTGAGTATACAAGAAATCTAGATGGACCAAATATGACAATATACTTGAGTGAGGTGTAGGATGGCCGTACAAAATAATACAGGTTCATCTGTGTCTGCTACCCCTGCCACACCAGCATCAATAGGCATTTCTTTTGTTTCTTCAAGTAGCACCACGCAGGTTAAGAGTGCTACAAAAGACATTATCTTGTTTGATGATGGAGCAGTCCCTGTAGACCTTATGGCAGATTTAATTTTTGAAAATATTGGGGGACAAGAGTTAATTAACATTGCAAGACGTGACACTGTTAATGGACAAAAGATTAGTTATCAACCAATTAAAAATCTTTCATCCATAGAGCAACAGTACAATCCTAATAATATTGTTAGTCTTCAGGCAACATCGGACAAGTACTTTGCAAACTTTCCCATCAAACTTGACGATAAAATTCCCCAAGTAGGACAAGGAACTGCAGGAGATTATGTGTATATAGATACAGTAACTGGAGACCTGGTCGTTGAGTCTGTTAATCTTGAAGCAGACGAACAGGTAGAAATTCAGATAGCCAGAAGTGGTACAATATATGAAACAGAATTTAATGAGGGAGTGTCTTGATAACTGATAAGGGTAAGTCTATAATTGGAAAATACCTACTTGGCCAGGCTCCAGCCTATGCTTCATATGTGGCTATTGGCTGTGGCCCTAAACCTCTTGACACTACAGATGTTCTTGGAGATTATTCTAATAAAAAAAGCCTTGATTTTGAAATGCTAAGAATACCAATATCTTCTAGAGGGTTTGTGAGTGAGGGTGGATTAGATAAAATTGTTTTTTCTGCAGAACTTCCAGCAGAAGAAAGATATGAAATAACAGAAGTTGGAATTTTTTCTGCAAATTCAAATCCTTCTGCAGGATCATATGATAGCAAAACAGTGTTTTCTTTCTCTGGTTCAGAAAATTGGAACTATCATACATCATCTTCAGCAACAGCAATTACACCAATACCTGAAGCACTAGATGATGATGATGATAACATAATTTCAACGGGGCTTAAAGTTTTTCAAACAAATGCAGATAATTCAATTTTTTATAAAACCTCAAGAGCAAATAGATATGAAAGATGTAGATTTTTAAATAACGTAATACTTATGCGTGGTGATGATGCAACGTTGACAGTTAGTGGTGGACACTTTGTCATTGGTGCAGGATCTAACCACATACACTACACTAGCCCAAGCGTAAACTTTTCTCAAAACTCTCCAATAGATGAACTTAGGTTAGCATTTTCTGTTATTAATAAAGACGGAGACTCTGCTCTTGCACCAGACACAGTCAGAATTCTTGTAGACTTTGCATCAACTGATGATGGATCTGGAGAATATGCTAGGTTTGAAGCAGAAATAGTAAATGGAACTGGTGCTGGTGAGTACGATCTAGATGAAAATAGATATGTAGTTATTTCAAAACAACTTCAACAACTATATACAAGTGCTAACTTTACATGGAATGCCGTTACTGTTGCTAAGATTTATGTTACTGCCATTGATGGCGGAGTAGTTTCAGATGATTACTATATTGCTCTTGACGCAATGAGACTAGAAAATGTTGGAACTACAAACGTTCTGTACGGTCTTACTGGGTACTCAGTTATTCAAAATCCTACATCAGAATCAATTATTAAATCACCTAACACAAGCAATTATGTTGAGTTTAGATTTTCCATAGGTGTCACATAGTGTCTGAGGTAATTAAAAAGGCAAAAGTTTTAAAAGAAAACTTGCCACCTATCAATAGCATTAATGGAACATATAGTGTTAGGTATAGACTTATATCTGAAGATAAAAACAGAGTGTCTGCATGGTCTTCTGTTTATACTGTTGATCCAAACTATACCTATGTTCCTGGAAAAATAAATGTATCTTCTTCTGATGGTGTAGTCCGTATAGCATGGGATTCTGTAACAGTTAAAATTGGAGCAAATGTTATTCGTCAAGCAAAAGATTATGATATTTTTGTTAAATGGAGCAAGTCTGCTGGTCTAGGCGATTGGAACTATGTAGAAAGAATATCAACAAATAGTACCACTCTTGTTGTTCCAGATACCTTTTTTATTGACGGGGTAGATGAAGAAGATGTTCCAAATAGAGTAACAGTTGAGGTATACTTAATAGGAGAACCAGTAACAAGGGAATATACAACACTGCGTGTTTATAATCCAGCAATGCATACGGTCTAATGATATAATGGAGATATAATGGCAAAAATACCACTACCCGAAAGAGGGCAACCAATAGATGTTACATACATCTACGAACTAACTAAGGCAATTAATGACCTTTCTGCACAGGTATCCTCAGCAACCTATAAATCTACAACCGTAGACGCAGGAACTGCTGGCCCACAAAGTGTAAAAACATCAGATGCAAAGTTTGTTGGTGGATTTGTAGACGTAGCAAATAACAAGACGGTTACTGCTTCTTCAGAAGTTTCTTTTTCTTTTCCATATAGCGACTTTAAATATGCTCCAGTAGTTACTGCAACACCAATTAATAAAGGTGGAACTCCAGCGGGACAAAACGTAACAGTAACACTAACAAGTGTTACAACAACAAGGGTAGATGGAATTGTAAGATTTAATGCCGCTGGCGATCTTACTGTTGGTGTTAACCTTATTGTTATTGGCATACCAAACTAACATTAAGGAAAATAAATTGATTTCTTGCAAAAAATGCAAAGGTAGGATGTTTGTTGACAGACAATACTCTAGTATTGATCATGTTGAAACTTACTGTATTCATTGTGGGTCAAGAATATTTTTCCATCCACCAAACGAAAGTAAGGAAGGCGCATGGATACTTCTAAACGAAAAATCCAGAGCGAAGCATACAATAACGAACCTGTAATTAAGGGTAAAGTTAAAGTATGGTTTTTAAATGGGGACTTGATAAAGGTTCATCACTCTTCAAGATCAACAGGATTAGTAACTGTATACAACATAACAAAAGATAGATTAGAATCCTGTATGCTTATTGATTTTAAAAAACAAAGAGAGAGAGCCTACAGTGTATCAGAGACTGCTATTCTTGTCAATAGGCATAGAAAGTATATTCCAAGTTTAATTAAACGAGGAGTTATTCCTCCACCGATTGGTGCTAGTTTAAATGGAGAAAGATCTTGGCAAACAAGAGCGTATTATTCAGAATCGCACGTCAAAGAGATTCGTGCTATACTTGCAAGTATACATATTGGGCAACCAAGAAAAGACAAATTAATAACAAATAACATGACTCCGACAAGCCAAGAATTGACACGGCGTATGGGAGACGGTATACTTACATATACGAAGACAGAAGATGGACGATTTATTCCAGTGTGGAGTGAGTCCATTTAAAATGAAATGGGTGGATAATGGAAAACGATTCAACAAAGGTATCAGTTACTCTGGGCTACACACTTAACCTGGGTAACTTTCAATCACTACGACTTGACCTTGGAGTTGTAGATAGCAAGCGTGATGGTGAAAATACAGATCAGGCTTTTGAGCGTGTCTATAAGTTCGTAGAGGACAAGTTGACAGACAAGATCCGTGAGGCACAAGAAGAGGCTGCCGAAGCATAATGGCTGACCGCAAAGACCGAATGGCTTTGCTCAGTAGATTTAACAAGTTTTATGTTCAAAGATATGAGCAAAAGTCCAACATGAATTTAAATGTGGAACAGTGGGCTGCTGATGCACTCATTGAGTCCTATGGCATTAGTCAATGCTATGATGTTTTAGAATATTATTTTTCTATTGCACAAGATCCTAGTTGGAATTATTTTGCATATAACACAGAAAAAATTATAAATGGTAAAGCAGAAGTAGAGCAAGACAGAATAGACAGAGCAGAGCGCAGACGAATGGCTAAGGAGTGGCTAAGTGAATAATACAGAGGCAAAAGTAATTACCGCAGTATTAGAAGATAAACAAATACACGTATTGCTTCAGGCTAATGTTGAAACTATGCTACGTACACATAATGATATCTGGAACTTTATTCGTTTATATTCTGAAAACAATCAGGCCCTTCCACCATCAGACCTAGTTAGAGAAAAGTTTCGTGACTTTGAGCCAGTTGCTGGAGTGGGATCAACAAAGCATCATCTATCAGAACTTCAAACAGAATACCTTAACGATAGCCTAAAGGATATTCTTCGCAGTGCTGCTGGAGATGTTCAGACTGGTAATGGAACAGAAGCACTTGAGCACCTTATTACCAAGACTTCAGAATTAAAAAAGAATACTGCTGCAATCCGTGACATTGATGCTACCGATCTTGAAGATGCTGTTGCATATTATGAAAGAGTGCAAAAGCAAAATGAACTTGGCACTATAGGAATTAAAACTGGCTTGCCAGGATTTGATAACTACCTTCCTGCTGGAATTATGCCAGGGCAACTTGGCGTATTCCTTGCTTATCCAGGCATTGGTAAATCTTGGATGGCACTATATTTTGCAGTGCAGGCTTGGAAACAAGGAAAATCTCCAATGATTATTTCTCTTGAAATGAGTGAGACAGAAGTTCGCAACCGTGTATTTGCAATTATGGGTGAGGGTCTTTGGTCACACCGCAAGTTATCTAATGGTGAAGTAGAAATTGATATGCTTCGTAAGTGGCACGCTAACAAGGTTGCTGGCCGTCCAGAGTTTCATATCATCTCTAATGACTCTGGTGGAGAGGTAACTCCTTCCGTTATTCGTGGAAAGATTGATCAGTATAGACCAGATTTTGTTGTTGTTGATTATCTTCAACTAATGAGTCCTAATCAACGTGCTGATAATGAAACGGTAAAGATGAAGAACCTTTCACGAGAACTTAAACTAATGTCTATTAGTGAAGAAGTTCCTATCATTGCTATCTCATCTGCAACTCCAGATGATGTAAAAGACTTGAGCACACCACCTACACTTGGTCAAACTGCTTGGTCAAGGCAGATATCCTATGATGCTGACTGGTTGCTTGCACTTGGTCGTGGAGTTAACAGCGATGTAATTGAGTGTGTATTCAGAAAGAATCGTAATGGGTTTATGGGTGATTTCTTGGTTCAAGTAGACTTTGATAAGGGCTACTATCGTTATAAGGATTTTGAAGATGGCAAATAATCTTTACAGTGAGGAACAAATACGTCGTGTACTAAACGGCTCTGGTATTGAGATTGAAGCAGAGTTTGGCAATGACTTTATTATTTATTGTCCATATCACAACAATAGCAGAACCCCTGCTGGAGAAGTTGCAAAAGATAGTGGTCTGTTTTTTTGCTTTGGTTGTCAAACTACAAAAAACCTAGAAGAATTTATTATGTTTACAACTGGAAGATCTTATTTTGAAACTGCTCGCTATATTAAAAGCAAAGAAACAGAAACAAATATTGAGTCCGTTGTAAACAAGACAATGTACGCAGCACCTGACTTTGTTCAGTATGATGAGGTATTGATTAAGCGCCTTAATAATCAGGCATTAGAGTCTCCAAAGGCAATGAGGTATTACGCTGGAAGATATATTACAGAAGACTCAGTAAAAAAGTTTTCTTTAGGATACTCAGAAAAACAAGATATGGTGACGATACCTGTTCACTCTCCAGATGGCATGACAATTGGATTTGTTGGTAGGTCTGTTGAGGGCAAAGAGTTCAAGAATACTCCAGGATTACCAAAAAGCAAAATTCTTTTTAACTTGCATAGAGTAAAGACTTCTAGTATTATATATGTAGTGGAGTCATCATTTGATGCTATCCGCTTAGACCAAGTAGGTTTCCCAGCAGTTGCAACACTGGGTGCTAACGTATCTGCATCGCAGATTAAACTGTTAGAAAAGTACTTCAACAACGTTGTACTTGTTGCAGACAATGATGAGGCTGGCGCAATTATGAAAGACAAGTTAATTGAAAAACTTGGATCTCTAGTCAGCGTAGTCAACATAGATAAAAAATACAAAGACATTGGCGATATGGATGATGAAGCAATCAGGGGTATTGAATTCCAGTTTGAC